GGAATATAAATAGACAAAAGAAACGTTGGCAGAAATATAGACAGATGGGAACTGAAGCATCTGAACGTAAGCTGTTGGCACAGATCAAGATGGAAGATAAGTTGATAAAGAAAGATATGGATCAGTTGTATGAGAAGATGACTAAGACACTTACTTAATTGTAGGTGTCTTTTTATTATGGGAGGATAAGCGAATGAACTTTATAGATAAATTAAAAGCAGATATAAATTTTTATGAGAAACATGAGAATAGTTTGCTCGATGAAGTTAAGTTGCAAAAGTTGCGGGATATTAGTAATAGAATCAGGGGCGTAAGTTATGTAACAGGTCCCAATGATGAACGAGTAATTGCACTCAGGGAATATGTCGCTCGAAAGGAAAAAGATATAGTAGATCGAATTGATTCAGTTACTGTATATGCAGACGGGGAACCATTAGAAGAACCGCTGCTGTTATCTATTATACTCCGGGATGAATCATCCGTACCAACAGTCTACTACAAAGGTGTAGAGATAACGGAGAAGGTTAGGGTTTCGTTTGATTGGAGCACAAGAGAAGACACACCAAACTCAGGTGGCATTCGATACAACATTGAGCATTATGAGAAAGAGAATGAAGAGCTGATACGTAAAGGTGTAGGTCTTGCACGTGGCAAGTATACGATCTAGCAATAAACCATTCAAGATATGTAAAGTGTTTGAGTGTAACAGTCTGACCCGTAACACATACTGCAAAGATCATGAACACATTGCAGTGGAGAAGGAACGCAAGAGATACAAGAACTATAACGTGTCTCGTGATCCTGTACTGATTAAGTTCTACAACAGTAAAGAGTGGAGAGCATTGCGCGACTACATCATGGCAGTCAATTACTTTTTATGTATTGGTTGTTCTGTACCAGGAACTAAGCCTGTGATGGCTGATGTAGTTGACCATGTTGTGCCTGTGTTGGTTGATTGGTCATTAAGACTGGATCCATCCAACTGCCAGCCGTTATGTCATGCTTGTCATAATACAAAGACAGAAAAGGATAAAAAACAATATAAAATAAAGAAGTCCAGGAAAATATATTTTTGAGGATATAAAAACGGGAGGGGGAGGTCAAAAATTCGAACGAGCGTTTCATTTTTAACCCATCGCCCCTCAACTGTGCAACTTTCTCACTTTTTAGGGGGTGGGGGGTTAGCCTAAATCCTTTAAGTAGGTGATTATATGTGAAGCAAAAGTTTAGAGTGCCTTCTTGGTTAGACAATATAGCAAAAACAGAATGGAAAAGGATACGAGAAATAATAGATCTTAATACTTTCAATGAAATGGATTTGAAAGCACTTGAAGCATATTGTCAAGCTTATGCGAAATGGAAAAGATGTGAAACAACTCTTATGAAAGAAGGATATACCTTTACAACCCCAAAAGGATATGTTCAACAAAGGCCGGAAGTATCCATTTCAAATAACGCTTTAAATGATATGCAATCCATTGCTAAGGAATTAGGGTTTACCCCAGCCTCACGAATCCGCATGGATAAAAACAAAGGTGAAGGCGGCAATTCTGGTGGAGGAAAACCTGATGATCCAGAAATGGAAGGTATGATTAATTAAAAGGGAATGAGGAGTGTGGATAATGGATTAAAAAAACTGGTTGATGATAAATATTTAACTGATGATTATTATTTTGATGAAAAAGAAGCGATTAATTTTAAAAAGTTCGCTGAAAAGTTATGGTTGCCGGAAGGATTACCAGGGCAATTAATAGTTTTGATGGCTTTCCAATTAAAAATAGCCATTGAAATATTGGCGATTAAAAGAGTTAAAGACGGGACAAGGCGCTTTCGTGAAGTGTTTATTACTATGCCACGAAAGAATGCTAAGTCTTTTTTAGTTGCATTGATTATCCTGTATCTATTCTTTACGGACAAGCAACGCGGGCAGCAGAATATAATTGTGGCCAACAGTCGTGATCAAGCAGCTAACGTTTATGACATGATCGAATACATGGTCAAGCATAATAAAACACTTATGAAACATTGCCGTATCGTAAACAGTAGGCGCGAAATCATTCGACACAATGGCTCTTATATCAAAGTAATGTCATCTGATGCAGGCAGGTTAGACTCATTTAACCCGACTTTCTCACTTGTAGACGAGACGCACGAGGACGTAACGCATGGTCAATCTTTTACTAAATTGGAAACCGGTATGGGAATACGTGATGAGCCTCTAATTTTTTCTGTTACCACTGCTTCCAACGGGCAGGATGAAACAAATCTTGAATACGAAAAGTATCAATACGCTCTGAAAGTAAGAAGTGGAGAAGTAGAGGACGATGCTTTCTACAGCGCTATTTACCGTGCTGACGATGATTGCGATTTGTTGGATGAAGAACAGTGGATAAAAGCAAACCCAGCGATCGATTTGGTTGAAAGTGGCTTTAGAAAATCACAAGAAATTTCACGTTTAGCTAAGAAAGCCGTACTCAACCCGATTAAAGAAGCGGATTTTAGAAGATATTACTTAAATCAGCATGTGGTATTAGAAAATGAACGAGCAATTAATATGACTTATTGGGAAAAGTCTGCTGCTAAGGATTTATCCTTCTTGAAAGGCAGGCCATGTTATGCAGGGCTAGACCTATCTATTCAAAAGGACTTTACAGCCTTTGTTTTAGTGTTCCCGGTCGATGAAAGATATTATGTGCTGCCTTATTTATTTAAACCAGCAGATACATTAATTGAAGATGGGAAGAAAGATAAGTTCCCGTATCAGACATACGCTAAACAGGACTATATCGAAGCCACACTGGGTGATTTTGTGAACCATAGACATATACGTCAGAAAATCAGTGAGCTTGCGAGAGAGTACGATATTAAAGAAATAGCATTCGATAAATTTTCATCATCCGGTATTGCATCAGATTTACAAAATGACGGGTTTATCATGGTGGACCATATTCAGGGATTCGGTTTCAGTCCGACTATATCTGATTTTTATGATGTATTGTATGATGATTTGCTTAGACACAGCGACAATCCGGTCATGAACTGGATGGCAGAAAGCACGATTGCAAAAGAAAATCCAAGCGGAAAGATAATGTATGATAAAGAAAAAGGAAAGATTGACGGCATTATTGCCATGCTTATGGGATTAACCAGGGCAATTGCTAACAATAAAAAACAGGAATATGATCCTAACCAGGCAATTGATGACTGGATGGCAGCTTATGAATAGGAGTGATCTGATGGATATAAGTGTATCGGTAAAAAAGACTATTTTAGGATTATTTCTTTTGAATCTAGCAAAATTCATAGTTAAGTTAGATTTAATCAAACGCGAAAAACGTTTACTGGCAGTTTTAAATAAACTACTATGTAATGACTTACTCTTTAAATATAAAGTAGGAAACGGAAAGTGGCACCCGATAAAACTAAGTGATGTGGAGTTATGTTGGGGTGATGATCATTGAAGAAACTTAAAAACTTCATAGAAGAAATATGCATCATTATAGGATTGTCCTTTATTGTGGCAGCTACATACAAAATTAATGTAATAGCAGCTATGTATTTATTAGGAGCAGTCCTTATTTTATTTGGTTTATTCCTGGCATTTACCAGAAGGGAGTGATTCTATCTATAAAAAACGAACACTCCCCATTCTAGCTATTCTAATTATTCTGGTACGTTAAAGTGATTAATATTTAATAAGTCAGCTAGATGGTTAAATGATTCAACCAACTCATTGTAGTAACCAAAAGTCCATTGCATACTATGATTAATCTCTCGGCTTGAAGTAAATTCTCTACTAAATTGATTAGCTTTCTCGAAAAAGTCATCAAATTCTTGATGACCTAGTTCGTCGTTTTGTAGATAATAAGCTTTCATAGTCATGAATGAAGAATATGCCATTGAATGAAAATCATATAGTGCATGCTCGTTTATTGGATCATTTGAATCTAATTCATCTGACAATATACGATACACGCGTTGGTAATTAATCATTGTCGTATTAGCAAATTCTATTATATTTTCTTTGAGGTACGAAAAATCATCCAAACATATCACCTCCTTAACTGCCATTCTATCAGATAGGGAGAAAAATACTATTTATATTCCGTAATTTAGAAGGGAGTGATTAATTTGTGAAACTGTTCGGGAGAAAAATAAATAAAGAAAACATTGACGTTGACAAGCTGATGGGATCTCCTGTATTTAAATCGATGTTTGGTGTGAACATGGATAAAACAGATGTGCAGGAAGCGACGCTTACAACGTGTTTGAAAATACTATCAGATGCGGTAAGCAAGCTGCCGATTAAAGTCCACAATGATAATAGCGAAGCAGACCACTACCTTAATGATTTATTGAAATTAAGGCCCAACAAAATGATGACTGCATCAACATTGTGGGGAGCGGCTGAATATCAACGATCTTATTACGGATATTCCATGATGGCTATTGAACGGGATACAAGCGGAAATGTTATCTCTCTCATCCCTTTGAAAAATGAAGGCATTACCATTTATGTGGACGATGTAGGGTTGTTAGAAAACCAGGAAGCTCCTTTAGTCTTTACGTATCAGCAGGGTGGCAATAAGTATAGCTTTAGGTATGATGAAGTTCTTTATTTTGTTGGATTAACAGAAGATGGCGTTACTCCAATTCCTTTAAAGGACAGGTTGCAGACAATTATTGATAATGCTAAAGAAGCGAATCGATATACTAACTTTTATTTGAAAAATGGCTTACATTCCCGTGGTGTTGTTAAGTACATTGGTGATCTGAGCGAAGCAAAACAGGAGGAATTGCAGGCAAGAATGACGCGTGTTGCTGGCGGTATTGAAAAGGCAGGCCAGTTGCTCCCCTTACCAATCGGATTTGACTACCAATCAATTAGTACTTCAATGGCAGACTCTCAGTTTGTGGAATTGCAACAGCTAACAGAAAGACAAATTGCCAGCGCATTCGGTATTAAAATGCACCAATTGAACAGTTTGGAGCGTTCCACTCATAATAATATTGAACATCAGCAAAAAGAGTTCTATATGGATACACTACAGCCGATTCTGACGGCTTATGAGCAAGAGATGACCTATAAGCTTCTTACTGACGAAGAGATCAGTGAGGGCTTTTTTATTAGGTTTAATGTTGATGCCATGTTGCGGTCTGACTTAAAGACAAGGTATGAAGCATATAACGAAGGTATTCAGGGAGGTTTCCTTAAGCCTGATGAAGCAAGAGCAAAGGAAAATTTAACGTCCGAACCAGGTGGGGACAGGCTGTACTTTAATGGGAACATGATTCCTGTTGTACAGGCTGGAAACCAATACTCGAAAGGTGGTGGAAACGGTGAATAATGAAATAAAAGAACCTATGACGATAAATATTTTACGAAAAAAGCAAGGATTGAAACCAATCCCTGACGGAGATTCGCTGCTAATCCGAAGAGTGAAAGGTGGTGATACAGGTGGACAAAACGGAGACTAGAGAATTAATTTCCCAAGATATTGAAATTCGTGAAGATGATGACGGCAATCGCACATTATCCGGTTACGCGGTGGAATGGGAAAAGAAATCTAGCGTACTGGGTATGTTCTTTAAGTTTCGGGAGCAGATCAAGAAGGGTGCTTTCCTGGAATCTTTAAGTAATGACGATCAACGCTTTTTATGGTCTCATGATACATCAAAAGTATTAGGTAGAACTAAAAACAAGACGTTGACACTTAATGAAGATGATACAGGTTTACGTTTTGAATTAGACTTACCTAAAACCACACTTGGCAACGATACTTATGAATCTATTAAACGTGGTGACGTTGATGGTGTGAGTTTTGGATTTCGTGTTGAAGATGATGAAGTCGCAGAACCTGATGACGATTTGCCTTTACGAACTGTCAAAAAAGCAAAGCTGTTGGAAGTATCGGCAGTGGCATTCCCAGCTTACCCTGATTCTGCTGTTAGTGCCAGGGGATTCGACCGTATGAAGCAGTATGATGATGAATTAAAAGCCTACCGAGATGAACAAGCGGCAAAAATTAGAACACTACTTAATTTATAAAGGAGAATGATAGTTATGAAGAAAAAACAAACATTGCTACGTATTGGAGAGTTGCAATTTTTTAATGGGGGTAAAAACAAGCGGTTAGAAGAAATTGACACTCGTTTGGGTGAAATCCGAGAAATGCTAGAAAGTGACGAGAAACGCGGTGACGCAAAGTTTTCCGACCTAGAAAAAGAAGTACGTGCATTACAGGAAGAGAAAAAGGAAATTGAAGCTCGTGAGCGAATGAAGCAACAGCAAGGCCAGGGGCAAGGAGGCAATCCGGAAGATCCGGAAAAACGTGACGAGGATCCAAAAGATCCTGAATCCCGTGGTTTCCGTAAAGTCGGCGGAAAGACAGAGGATGAAGAAAATCCAGAAGTCCGTTCTTTTGATACGTATCTTGAAACACGCGATATTACAGAAGATGGTTTAACACTCGATGAAGGATATGTTGTTGTTCCGGAAGAAGAAAAGAAAAACATCATCGAGCTTGCAGATGATATTGTTAGCTTAAAAAAGTTTGTAACTGTTAAGCCTGTTTCTACTCCAACAGGTAAACAACCAGTACGGACAACTGCACGCACTAAATTAAACACAGTGAAAGAACTTAATGAGTCTCCGGCAATTGGAGTTACACCGTTTGTAGAAGTGAAGTATGAAGTTGAAACGAAGCGTGGATATGTTCCTTATTCAGAAGAGTATAAGCAGGACGGAATCAATCTTGTACCTGATTTAAAGCAATTTATTGGTGAAGTTGTCGTGAACACTGAAAACGACGATATTCTTAATGAATTAAGCACTGTGCGAGGTAAAACAGTCGATTCTGTAGATAAATTGAAAACATTAGTCAATACAGGTTTTAGTGCAGGTAAAAAAGGGCGAGTTAAGTTTCTTGTCAGCCAATCCGTATTTGATAACCTAGACCGGGTTAAAGATAAAAACGGACGTTATTTGTTGCAGGAATCCATTTCAAATGAAACTGGTTATAAACTACTTGGTAAAGATGTTGTAGTGCTGGACGATGAGTATTTCCCAAATAAAACAACGATGTTTGTTGGTGATTTGAAAGAAATTGTCTACTTCGATCGATCTCAAATGAAAGTTCAATGGACAAACTACCTGCACTTTGGTGAATGCTTAGGTGTAGCTGTGCGAAACGATACTGGAAAAGTTGAAGACGAGAAAACAAAAGTTAACATTTATAAAGTTACAGTTAATATCCCAACTGAAATTGAAACTGAACCACCTGCAGGAGAGTAAGATTAAAGTCTTACTCTCTTTTTGATTGGAGGGATGATACGTGCTTGATCTTGTAAAACAGTTTTTAAGGATTGATGAACAATACAATTATGAAGATGAACTGTTAAATCATTTAATCCTAACGGCAAAAGATTATATAAAAAATGCTACTGGAAAAGAGTTTGAGAAAGAAAGTAACATCCATAAACAAATTGTAATTTTACTTGTAACAAACTGGTATGAAAACAGAAACATTGCCATCACACAGGACTTAGACCGCACGCTCACAAGTATGTTGTTGCAAGCTGGAATAGGTGATGCCGATAGTTAACTCAGGATATAACAAGCAATTTAATAATCCAGCAAAGTACAGTAATGTCTTGCATATAGAAGAATATCAAAAGTACCAAAGTGATGAAGGGCATTGGATCGAGGATTGGATCACAAGTGATCTAGGAACTACCAATGCGCAAATAAGAAATATTCGTGGAAATGAATTTATCCTGGCAGGCGCTAATCAAGTAAAGGTGTCAGCTAGGATAAACATTCGTTATCGGAAAGACATTGAAGATAACTATTATGAACTTGGTGAAAGGTTACGGTTTAACATAAAAAGCAAAAATCGCCCTGATCGTATATTTGAAATTGAATATATGAACAATCTTGAGGAACAAAATATTGAACTTGAATTCCTGGTTAACGAAGTGAGGTGAACCAGCTTGAAAATGGACTTTGCCGGATTTGATGAGCTTGCTGCTGAATTCGAAAAGCTGAGCGGGGATGAATTAACAAGGGCAGAACATGAAGCATTAAAAGCTGGGGGAGAAATAGTTAAACAGCAACAAACTTCTAACTGGAACCGGTCTGGTGCAGACGGTGAACATATCGAAGATAATGTCCGTATCGGTCGTCCGTTCGAAACTGAAGAAGGATCCAAAATAGCTATTGGCCCATTACAGCGTTTACGTTGGCGGGCCAAGTTTGTTGAAAGAGGAACAAGCAGACAAGCACCACAACAGCCAATTGAAAAGTCACTAACACAAACAGAAGATAGAACAGCCAAAGCAATGATGGACAGGTTGGAAAGAGTGATTAGATGAGTAAGGATTTGGGCAATTATGATGCACAGGCAGAAGTATTTCAGGCCTTACGAAATGATGAGGAATTATCAAACTTAGCTGTTGGCGGTTTTCATAATAAAGTAGCAAGTCAAGACGCTGCTTTCCCCCGTGTGGTCTATACAGAAATGAATAATGCACCTTCCGGCTATGCAGATGGAAAGGAAGTAAAAGCGACTGTAAACTATCAAATTAGTATTTTTACAGATGCTTCGACAGTTATGCATGAAACATCAATGATTAAGGCGGTAGACAGAATCATGAAATCGCTAGAATACGGAAAATATGACGCAGATAGTCTTTATGAAGAAGATACGAAACTTCATCACAAGTTAGGGTTATATACTAAAAACTTTTATTAATAAGGAGAATGCTAAATGGCAAATGATAAAAAAGCAAAATTGCTTCATGGGTTGTCAAATTTCCACATGGCAATTGTAGATCAAGATAACAAGGAATCTGTTGAGTATGGTGAAGTTGAACATGTGGAAGGTGCGGTTAGCGTATCTGCGACACCTAACACAGAATCAAATACAAAGTATGCGGATAATGGACCATTTGCAGTGATTAACTCATTAGGGGATATCGACGTTAATATGGCGGCAGTAGATATCCCTGCATCGATTAAGAAAGAAATGTATGGACAGAAAGAAAAGAATGGCGTTGTGTTTTCAAATAAAGACGACATTGTTAAAGAAGTGGCTCTTGGATTTGAAGCTAAAATACGCGGAGGTGGAACCCGTTTTTATTGGTTCTTAAAAGGTACACCTGAATTCATTGCTGTTGAACATGAAACGGATGAAGGAACTGTTGAATCGAAGGACTCGGAACTGACGATTAAATTTGTGCCACTTCGGTATAACGGTAATTGGAAAGCGGAGTTGGACTCAGATGTTGTTAAAACAGACGACTGGTTTGCTGATGTTGTTTACGATGAAGAAACTGCTGAATCATTACCGAGCGTGACTCCCTAACGAGCCCGAAGAACCGGAAGGCGAGGGCGAATCAACTGAAGATGAAGAAATTATTTAAGAGTGGGCTTAGGCTCACTCTTTTTATTTGAATTAAGGGGGCCGATCTAATGGCGGATATTCAAGAAGAACATAAGTCATTAACTTTAAAAGTTGAGATTGATGGTGAAGAAAAACGTTTTGTTACACCTAAAAAGATACCAGGTATTCTTTGGCGACAAGCTGCACTTATTGCGGAAGAAATCGAATCAAAAGATGTACTGGTTGCAGATCTTGATAGCCACTTGCAGTTTGTATGTGAGGTTTTCGGAAGTCAGTTTTCGATTGATGAGTTGGAAAATGGTGTGGATGCACGGGATCTCATGAAGATTGTTTATGCAGTCACGCTTTGTGTGATGGGACAAGTTTCTTTGGCTGCAGAAATGCTTACAAAGAATGTGGATATCGGCGCCGAAGACGAAAAAAAAAGTTAAGCGAAACAGTTCAGGATGCTTACAACCATTTAATGAGTATCGGGCATACGCAAAATGAAATTGATGATATGGATATTATTTATCATTTACAACTCTTGGGAAGAAAAAAGCAAGAAAAAAGCGGAACTACCAATAATGAACCGATTTATGCAGATGACATATTTGACAATATTTAAAGGAAAGGCGGTGAAAAAATGGCAGGAAGAGATATGAAAGTTAATTTGATTGCTAATACATCCCAATTTAAAAGTGCAATGTCGGAATCAAGTAACCAGATTAAACTTATTAACTCTGAATTTAAGAATGCCGCCGCCGGAACAGATGAGTACGGAAATAGACTGGATTCTACAGGTGCAAAACAGAAGCAACTTTCCGGTACTATTGAACAGTATAGAAATCGTATTAAAGCGATTAAAGATGAACAACGGCACTGGACAAGTGAACTAAGAAAAGGAAACATTACTCAAGAACAACATTCACAGAAACAACGTGAACTGGCCAGACGCTTAAATAATACTGAAGCGGAAATGAAAAAGTATCAAGGACAACTGAAACGTATTAATGCAGAAGGCAAAGCTACCACGAGAACATACGCTGACTTTGATCGGCAATTCCGTAATGTCGGCAGAACCATGCGTAATGTTGGTGCTCAGGTAGGTATTACAGCAGGCGTTGGCTTCATGGGAATGAAACGCGTGATGGGTGACGTTATTGGTGAAGCGAAAGACTTCCATTCTGGTATGAGTGAAGTTAAAGCAATCAGCGGTGCTACTGGCGAGGAAATGGAGAAATTGACAGGGCAAGCGAAAGACCTTGGTAAACAAACGAAGTTTACTGCACTGGAAGCTTCACAGGCGCAAGCTAACCTTGCACGTGCCGGGTTCGAAGTGAATGAAGTACATGCCGCTATGCCAGGCTTACTAGATTTAGCCGCATCATCAAACATGGAACTCGGAAACGCTGCTAGTATCACATCTAATATCATCCGTGGTTTTAACAAAGATGCAGGAGAAGCAGGGAATATTGCAGACGTACTTGCCAAAGGTGCAGCAACAGCAAATACAGATGTAGAAGGTTTAGGACAAGCGATGGAAGTCGTGGCTCCAGTTGCAAATTCGCTTGATATCGAGTTTGAATCAGTAGCGGCAAGTGCCGGATTAATGGCTGATGCGGGTATCGATGGGTCTAAAAGCGGAAGAATGCTCCGTCAAGGTATGTTACGTTTATCAGATCCAACAGGTGAAGCTGCTGACTTAATAGAAGAATTAGGCATAAACGCGTTTGATGCGGACGGTAACATGGAATCCCTAGATGAAGTTGTGGGCGAGTTAGAAGACGGATTAGAAGGTCAATCTAAACAGGCAAGAGCGGCAGCCTTGTCTACCATTTTCGGATCAGAAAGTACAGCGGGATGGTCAGTATTACTTGAAGAAGGTTCCGGTGAGTTAAGAGAGTATACAAAAGAACTGGAAAACTCGGATGGTGCCGCAAAAGAAATGGCAGATACCATGCAGGACAACGCGGAAGGTGCAATAACTAGAATGCAGTCAGCTTTATCCGGGTTAAAAATAGAACTCGGCGAGAAACTATTGCCTGTTATAGGAGAAGCAGCAGAATTTGTTACCGATTTGGCAAATAAGTTAGCTGATATGGATGAAGCGACAATACAGACGATTGCACAAGCTGGCTTACTCGTCACTGCTGTGCTCGGAGTGACAACGGTAGTAGCAGGACTTGCAACGGGTATAGGTGCATTAATGGCATTTGCAGGCCCGGTTGGATTGGCGATCACGGGCGGAGTAGCCCTGCTTGGTGGACTTGCTGCAGCAATTCAACTGAATAAAACAAAAACAGAAAATCTTAAAGAAGAGCAGGAAAAAGCTAAAACGGAAGCTTTGCGATACGGAGATAATTTAAGTGAAGGCACAAAAAAAGGCGTTCAAGGTTATACAGACTTATATGAAGGCGCAAAACTTAAAATGCTTGAACTTAAAAATATGTCTGGTGAAGAGGCGGAAAAAACATCTGCTGAAGTTGTTAAAGCTTTTTCCGAAATGGCTGATCAGGTAATAGCAGAATTGGAGACACAAAAAGATAAACTGTCCCAGGCGATTAATGAAGTTTATTCCATTGCTGGGGAAGCCGGTAAGGAAGGCGCAAAAGAACTTACGAAAGAAATCGTCAAGAGTTTTGATGAGGATATAGCAAACTATAAAAGCGCACTCGATACCGTAAAGGAAGCACATGATAAATATCAAAACGACATGTCCCAAATGCCTGATAAGTTTGCTGAAAAATACCAGGAAGCATTAAAAGTAATCGAAGGCGGTTCTAAGGAATTTGCACAAAGCCAAGACGAATTACTCGCTATCCAAAAGACTATATCTGATAAGCAAGGCAAGATTATGTATGAAGATGCGCAAGGATATATCAAAAAATCGAATGAATCATATGAGAAATCACTTGCGGCTGCAAACAAATGGTATGTGGAAAAAACAAAAACATTTGATCAGGCGCTTGCGCAAGGAAGAATATCACAAGCGGAATACGATGATTTAATGTTAGGTGTGGAATCCCGTACCAATGAAATGATGGCACTTGCTGCAGATGAATATAATAATTCCTTAGAAACAATCGGTAAACATTTAGATGATCGCGGAAAATTAATTGACATTAAAACTGGCGAAGAATTTGAACGTAAAAAAGAATATATTGCTACCGCAACCGGTTATCTACATGAAATGGATGAAAACGAACAAGATTATCTTGAACGTTGGAAACAACATACTATAGACCATTTAAAAACCACCGGTGAATTCTCAAAAACAACTCAAAAAGAATATCAGGAAAATTTACAAGCTTTCCTTGAAGCTAATGGGTTAACCCGCGAAGAAGCTGCAAAGGCCGCACAAGAAACTGTAGATGAAGTTATAAATGGTTTGAAAGAAAAAGACGAAGAAGCTAAAAAAGCAGGTAAAGATAAAGGTGACGCTCACAAGCAAGGGGTAGAATCTACTAAAGAAGAAAATAAGAATGCGGCTAAAGGTGTATCAGATGCTTCTGATCAAGAGTTAAGCAAAGGTAAGCCAAAAGCTAATCAACATGGTAAGGATAAAGGCGAACAACATAAAGCGGGCATAAGGAGTACCGCAACAGGCAATATCCTAACAACTGATCAGCTAGTAAAAGACGTTATGAGTGGTTTTAGTAAAGGGTCTGACAGTACCAATAAATCCGGTAAACAAAAAGGTACTGCACATAAACAAGGGATTGGCTCCACTAAAGGAAGTAATATCACCACCACAAAAGACATAATAGATTCCGTGTTGGGGGAAGTTGGTAAAGGTAATAAGGCGTCAAGTAGTGCAGGAAAAAGCAAAGGTACTGCCCACAAATCAGGGCTTGAAAGTACCAAAGGCGCTAACTCCACCGCAGGCTCACTCCTTAGTAACAGCGTCACCAATATACTCAGTAGCACAACTGATGGCGGTGGCGGTCAAAGAGCAGGAAGTCAATTTGCTTCAGGTGTCCGCGGTCAAACAGGCGGCGCATCAAGCGCAGGTGCAGCGGTTGCGCGGAGTGGAGTAAGTGGATTGCGATCTGTTAGCACAAGTGGTGCAGGCACGTCATTTGTTAGTGGTTTCAGAAATTCAATCAGTAGTGGTTCCGTGTTTAGTGCGGCATGGAATCTTGGTAAATCTGCATTAAGTGCTTTAAAAAGTTCTATTGATTCTCACTCGCCGTCTAAGGAAACTGAAAAACTTGGCCAAAATTTTGGCGAAGGTTTTAATCTATCAATCATTGATAGTGTGAAGGAATCGAAAAAAAGTGCGGAAATGCTTGGTAAAGAATCACTTGATGCACTAAGTGATGAAATTAATAAATACAAGCAATCCTTTGCTAAGCTGTCACTTGGTATTGAGCAGAATAAACAATCCTTAACCGTGGAGCATACGCTTGACGGTAAATTTAATGAGATGATTGCAGCTGTTAACAGAAAAGACGATGACAGGCATATAAGGAACTTGTTAGATGCCACACTGCAACAGAATCAAATACTCATGAAAATCTTAGGGAAGGAACTAAGTGTAAGTATCGGTCAAAGCGAGATTGGTCAAGCTGCAGATAAGTATCAAGGCAGGCGAATAAAGGAAATCGAAAGAGGGATTGCAACAAATGTTTAGCGGTATTGAATTTAATAACAAACATAGTTATAAAGATATGAATTTAACTATTGCGAAACGTGAAATAGGCAATCCTTCTAAGATTAAGCGTTTAGAAAGGGTTGCTTTTTCCAATCAAATATACGACTTCAGCGAGTTATATGGAATGCAAGAATACGAAGAACGTTCTTTGAAATATAAGTTTAATATTGGTTTTGGTTCTTATTTTGAACCCTTTTATATTTTTGAGTCAGAAGTAATTAACTGGATTATGGGGGTAAATGATAAAGTAATTTTGAAAGATGATTTCATTCCTGGTTATTATTTCTTAGCTGAAGTTGTTAATGATCCGACTAACGAGCATTTATTTGCGGGAGGAACACTTGAGGTTGAATTTACCGCATATCCATTCAAAATAGGAGATCTGGAAGAAGGCAACGATATTTGGGATGACTTTAATTTCCTTCTAGATGTAGCGCAAGAAACAGAATTTGAGGTGAATAGCAGTAAGGAAGTAACATTATACAACCCAGGTGCAAGCACATTACGACCTGCAATTAATGCTGCGGCTTCCATGAAAATTATTAAGGGCAATACAACGTTCAATGTGCACGCAGGAAGATCACAGTCATATGATTTCCATCTCGACACAGGTGAAAATCCTATTATGATTACAGGCAATGGCACTATCTCCTTCCATTTCCATAAGGAGATGATTTGATGTATAAAGTCACTCTAATAAATAATGGTAAAGAAACAGTCATCCATCATCCTGCTTTTAACGATTTAAAGGTCCAAGAAGGTCAGATTAAACAAGAAATAAACGTGGCAGACAGCTTTAGTTTTACAATGTTGCCTAACAACCCGGGATATCAATTGATACGTCCGTTACGAACTCTAATTACAGTCGAGAACACGCTGACTAAAAAGACAGAGTTTGACGGGCGTATTTTAATGCCCACAGAAAGCATGGAGGACTCCGGCGCTTTCGGTAAATCCTTTGTATGTGAATCAGAATTAGGCTATTTAAACGATAGCGCACAACGTCATGGAGAATATCACAATATATCTGTTAAAGATTTTCTGCAGGTGATAATTGATAACCATAATCGTGATATTGCGAATGATGACATAGATAAAATGTTCCGAATAGGCAAGGTTGAAGTTGATAGTTCTACAAGTGAGTTATATCGGTATTTAGGATACAAAAGCACCTTTGACACAATCAAGGATAAGCTGTTTGATCGTCTCGGCGGTGAATTGCATGTAAGAAAAGAAAACGATGCTCGTTATCTGGATTATTTGATGCCAAGTAATACAGTTAAGCAAACAGAAATACGGCTTGCTAAAAACTTGAAATCTATCACCAAAGAAGTGGACGCAACAGAGATCATTACACGATTGGTCCCATTAGGCGAGCGAATTGAATCAGAGGATGAAGAGGCAACGGACGCATCCGAAGCAAGACTGACCATTGAATCAGTTAATAACGGTAGGGACTATGTTGTCGATACTGCAGCTGAACAAGCAATTGGAACTGTCATTGTTAAAAGCGAGTCCTGGGATGATATTACCCAACCGAACATCCTAAAAACACGCGGTGAGCAACACCTAAAAGAAAACAATCGGGTGAAATCGCAGTATCAAATATCTGCATTAGATTTGTCGCTAATTGGATTGGATACGGACAGCTTCGATGTAGGTTACTATTATCCGGTTATCAATCCAGTAATGCAGATAAACGAGAACTTGCGTGTTATCGGAAAAACAATGGATGTTATTAACCCAAACCAAAACAGTCTGACGTTTGGCGATAAGTTTAAAACTGCGTCTGAGTATCAAAGTGAATCGAATAAAGTCGGAAGAAATGTTGTTACTTTGCAAAACAGGGTGGACAGCCAGATCAGGACGATCGGAACGCTAAAAAATGAAGTAAGAACCGTGGAAACAAATGTGGGGGAAATTCAGCAGATCATTAATAGTGGTAATCTCGATCAGTTAAATAAAGCGGTTGTAGACTTGCAAGAATCAATTGAAAGCCTAGGCGATGCCATGGAAGATATACCAACTTATGAACTTGCTACCCCGACAACAGACGGGTTAATACCGGCGAGCGATAAAGCAAAACTTGATTTAATCACAGTATTAAGCAGCATTAATTTAGATGAATTGAAACATAAGCTGGATTTAATAAATATCGTTAATCCGGTTAATTTAGACGACTTATCAGAACGTGTAGAAGCTCTTGAAGGAGGTGGTGGTAATGGCGATACCACAGAAGATTAAGAAGTTGGCTAACGATATTCGCACCAAAATTTATGGCAAGGATGTACGTGAATCGTTGGCGAAGGGGATTGAAGAATCCGGAGAAATCGCTGATCAATCAAACAGCCGAAGCAAGGATACAGAACGCAGGCAGACAAATGTAGAGAAACAATTTGATGACGTACTATCGGGATGGACCAACGACAGCCCTGTCGACAACGAAGAAACCATTGCTGCTAGGACTAATCGAAACACCGGTAAAAACCATAAAACAATAGGGAACAGATTAGACAGTGAAAATGAAAAAGTTGCATCGCAACTGAAGGAATCCAAGAAAAAAACCGATGTCATTAGTAATGCCGAATCACCGCTTTACATCAAGACATATGAAGGATATAACCAAGTTGTACATCCGGATGTTATTTATTTCCCTGATAGGTGGAACGGTTACAGATACTGGATGTCTTACACACCGTATCCCTGGACTAATGATTTTTACGAAAATCCTTCGATTGCCGTTTCGGATGATGGTGTTCGCTGGGAAACACCTGAGGGGTTAAAAAATCCATTAGATGAGGTGACAAAAGAAGAATACGAAAATGGAGAACATTTATCTGACAGCATCCTTGTTTATCGAAAAGATATTGACACACTAGAAATCTGGTATCGCTGGCGCAATCAAGAAACGCGAGAGGAAAGATACTATAGGCGGACGACCACAGATGGTATAAATTGGACTTCTAAAGAGTTGGTCTATCAGTCCAATATATTAATGCTTTCCCCGTCTGTTGTCTTTGAAAATGGGAAATACAGAATGTGGTTGGTTACAAGTCGTGACAATTACAGTATTGAATATACTGAGACCGTCACACCGAGCATAATTTCGAATTGGACGGAACGAGAAATTATACCTTTAACGTTTGCAGAGGGAGAAAGAGAAGCGCGCGTTTGGCATTTACATGTGTTCAAAGAGAATGAGGATTTATATCATGCCACCTGGAACGAAAGAAATGGATCGCTTTATCACTCCACGTCAAAAGACGGATTGTCATTTTCTGAATCAAGAGAAATACTAGAACCGACATACGAGGAGGGAAGGTGGGATAACAAGGAAATCTACAGACCTACCTTAACCAAGGTTGACAACACTTATAAACTTTATTACTCAGCTAGGGGATCATCCCCTAATCGATGGTATATAGGGCTCACTGAAGGAAAGTCTATGAATGCACTTAGAGGATCTAGCAATACAACGAACGACGCTTATAGAATTATCCCTAAGTCGGAAGGGTATCAAGCCTATTATGACGAAATACATTCTCCTTATATACTTGTTAGGAGCGAGGATGGAGAAGAAGTGTGGTTAAGGCTTTCGGAATTAGGAAGAGCCGGAGCTGGTTTTAAATTGGGCGAATCGACCGGGTGGGTGCGAGTAGTCAATGATAAAGGAGATGAATTAGGAAGCTTCGAAGCTTCAACATTAAAAACAACCAATTTATTTGGAACTGGTGGGGAATCAGGGCTATCGCTATATGATTTAGTTCGAATTTTAGACGATAAAGGCAAGACTCCACGTTTTAAAATACTGCACAGAGGTAAATACGGCGTCACACTGTCCATTGATGATCCGGATGTTTTAAAGCTATTAGGTGACGATGAAGATAAAACGGGGCACATTGAAGCAGGGTCAATAATTCTTAATGGTAAAGACTTTAAGCAACGAGATGGCGCGCTAAAGTACAATGAAACATTAGGAAAAATACAAGGATTTTCAGGTACTTGGATTAATCTAAATAACTACGTTTCAACACCGCCGGCTTCTGCCGTCTCTGGTGGAAATAGAGGTGATTATACGACAGATGATAATTATTTATACGTCTGTCATAGACCTGGACATTGGTTACGTCTTGAAAATACCTGGTGAAGGAAGTGAAAAAAATGGCTTTAAAATGTGATATTGAACTAGATAGCGGACTTATGATTAAAGATGCCTATTTAAGGATTTCAAGTTTTTCTGGAACGGAGCGAGATTTAAGTTTCCAATTAAATGTTTATGCTGATAAGGCTTATTATAATGATAATAGACCGCCAGTGTCTTACTTAGCCTATAAAATGAATTATGATAAAGACAGAAATATATTTAGCCAGATGTATGATTATTTAGGGTCGTTGCCTGAATACGAAGATGCAGTAGAAGCATAAAAAGATGCGGTTAGGAACTTGAATGGCTGATTAAAAGGATTTTATCTCTTCTTGTCGAATAAGTAGGCCAGGAGGGGATAAGCTTGGAACTAAGACCTACGCGAGACTTAATACAAGATGAGCTTGGAAACTACTATTCTATTCAATCGGTAGAAGGTGACAAAATAACGCTAGTTAACGCCATAACCCATAGCGCATTTAGAAGGATTCTAAGTGATGATTTTGTGGAAGAAGTGAGAAAGAAGTACAATGAAAATGTGGCTGTTGGTCAATACTTTCAAGATGCATTACAGTCAAGAATCAAAGGATTACAGAGCGGTAAATATCCTGGTGGTATATATCGTTTAGTGGATGTAATGAAAGAATATAAAGTTGAATTAAGCGCTTTTTATGTCCAAAAAACAAAAGAGTAGCATCCCACCCGGGGTGCTTTTTTCATGCAATAAAACAAAGGGAATAGGGGGCTCAAGATGTCTATAGAGATTGGAATTGCACTTACAATATTGTCAGTTGTCATCGCATTTATGGGATATCAACTAAAGAGACAAAGTTATCAATCCGAGCAACAAGACGGTATAAAAAAAGATGCCACTCGAGACGCGGTGATCGAAACAAAACTAGATAATATTAGTAATGGTGTAGACAATATAAGAATTGATTTGAGATCAAATGAAAAAAAGGTGAGCGAAAACAGTCAAAGGCTTACCAGGGTAGAAGAATCAACAAGACAGGCTCATAAACGTATAGACGCATTAGATAATAACAGGAAGTCAGGAGGCAATTAAAATGCAAGAAATACTAAATGAATACATTGTCGAGCAAGCACTGGTAGTGATTCCAGTGCTTTTAATTTTGGGCAAAATCATCAAGGACACGCCACGGTTTAAGGATTGGCTGATACCGTACACTTTATTAATTATCGGTGTAGTCATTACTGTTGCGATGCTTGGATTAAATGTGGATGCGTTTATCCAAGGCATCTTGGTATCCGGTGCTGCCGTTTTTGGACATGAGTTATTTAAACAAGGAAAAGAGCGCGATTAATTTCGTTGCTCTTTTTTAATACAAAAATTTAAAGGGAGACGATAAACAATGGGTTATATTATTGATATTTCACATCACCAAGTACCAAGCAATATGGATTATGATAAGCTGGCCAAACAGGTTGATTTAGCAATCATCCGCACGCAATACGGTTCTAGGACACTAGACAGGCATTATAAAACACACCATAGAGAGCTACAAAAACGAGGAGTACCAACAGCAGCTTATGCTTGGATTCGTGGCGTTAGCGTTAGTGACATGGAAAAAGAAGCTACCGACTTTTACAACCGTACAAAAGAATTTAATCCTACATTTTGGTTTTTAGACGTAGAAGAAAAATCCATGTCTAATATGCGGAAAGGTGCAAGTGCATTTTTAAATAAAATACGCTCATTAGGTGCTAAGAAAGTAGGAATCTATGTTGGCCATCACTTGTATAAAACATTTAATTTAAATTTAAGCGAAGCTGATGCTGTATGGATTCCTCATTATGGAAAAAACAACGGCAAACCCAATAGTAAACCAGACTATGCTTGTGACTTGCATCAGTATACAGATAGAGGTCGATTAAATGGATATAATGCTAACCTTGACTTAAATCGCATCATCAGCAAAAAATCATTATCCTATTTTACGGATGGACAGGCTGCTAAAAATACAACCGGCAAGGATAAAGGTAAAACAACAAGTAATGCCAGGAGTTATACAGTTAAGTCGGGAGACACGCTGTCAGGTATCGCTCAAAAACATGGTACAACAACTAAGAAGCTTGCTGACTTAAACAGTATCAGTAACCCTGATAAAATCCAAGTTGGACAAACACTTAAAATAAAGGGTGGTACAACCTCTGGCGGTGGAACTTACACCATTAAAAGTGGTGACACGTTGAGTGGTATTGCTTCCAAAAATAACACGACAACTAAGAAGCTGCAGGATTTAAACGGTATCAAGAACGCTAATCAGATTTATGCAGGTCAAAAGATTAAGTTACCAGGCGGTAGTACTAAAAAGAAAATAAATAAAAAGTACCATACCGTAAAAAGCGGTGATACTGTATCCCAACTGGCTGTTGATAATAATGTAAAACAAAGTCAGATTAAGAAATGGAA